CAATAGTTCCACCGCTTTTTGGGTCTGTGTAACGAACTCTTTTTGTGCCTGCCCCAAAAGTCTCAGAGCTATCTTCTTTTGTTACTTTAAAGTCTGTGTTACTTACTTGAGCACCAATACCTACAGTACCAGAACGTTCTGTTGGTGTGCCACGTAAGAACTCTGTATCACCACTTAGTAATGCCTTAGTATTTCCTACTGCATCAGCTTTAATTCCACTAGGAATAGCAGCAGCGCCTGCCTTAGCTGCCATAGTAACACCCTTAGCTGCAGGTATTAATCCTAGTGCAGTAAATGCATCTCCTAGTACACCTTCTCTAGCAGAGTTTATTTGCTGGCTTGTAGCTTGCTCATAAGTAACATCATACATATTTTGAAGTCTAGTATTTAAATCTTCACTACTTAGTCTTTTTATAGTATCTTTAATGTCTACAATAACTTCTTTAGTTGTGTCTATAGGGTTAGCTAAAAACTCTTTTGCTCCTTCATACACACCAACAGCAGCATTTTTAAGAAAGCCTATCTCATCTTCACTTATTGCTTTTCCTAGTTTTTCACCAAAAGATTCGTATTCGTTATCTAGTCCAATAATGTTATCTACAATTAACTCACCATAACCCATACCCTTTGATACAGGAGGTGCAGAGCCTAAGGCTTCAGTAGTCTGTNAATCTGCACTACTTTGGACCATTTACTTCATCCCTCAAGAATATTAATCTACGTAGTGCCATTATCTCACCTTGAGCACGATACATACCTTCCATCGTAGTCTCTTGCTCTAGTTTTCTGTGAACATCTTTTATCTTATCATTAAGGGTTGCCACTAGTGCATCCCACACAGGTTTATCGTTTACTATCTTTTTAAGTTTGCTTTCCACTATTACGTACCTGTAAACCCTTGCTCACCTGGAATAGGTGCTGTGCCTGTACCAATATTACCACCGCCTGCGCCTGTAGTATCACTAACTGATACCCCAGCCTGTCCAGGAGCCGATCCTGGTGCGCCTGGTGTTTCTGGCATAGGAGGCCCCTGAGGAGCGCCTTCAGGCACTGGTGGGGCTGCAGGTGGCTGTGCGAACTTCTTAAGTATCTCAGCTTGTATTGCGGCGTCACTCAGAGAGTTAGTTACCTTGTCTGGGTCTAGGTCCATAGACTTAGCTATCTCACGAATGATATAGTCTGACTTTACGAATGGCTGCAGTGTTGGTGTAGATGCTACACCTATGAACTGCATCAACCTCTGTGAGCGTACTTCGTTAGCCATTAGGCTCTCAGTGCCTGACGCCTTAACCTCTAAGTCACCCTTAATAGACTTATCAAAGTTGAACTGCATGTTGAAAGCAAAGAAGGCCCGTCCTAGTGGTCCTATAAGATAGTCATCTACATTCTTAACAACATTTCTAATAGATCCATTAGCTGCAGACATAAGCATACTAATACCAGAAGCAGTCCTTCCAACCCCTGATACGCCAGTTTGCCCATGTGCAAAGCTAGGAAATCCTGTGCTTTCATCTGCTAGTACCCTTGCCTTGTCAAACAGTTGCATGTTCTCGCCTGCAACGTTGGGGAACTTGGTCCCGAAGATGCCTTGACCTGGTGCACCCCCCTGCCTGCGAAAGATTTTTCCTGGATACACACTTAAGTCTTGGCCTGGAACCAAGTTTGTCTCGTCAACTTCGATGATCAAATTACCAGAAAGTGCAGCATTATCAATCGCTAAACGCATGAAACCATTCATTAAAGTCTGTGTGTCATCCATATTCTCAGCTATACCTACGCCAAAGAATGAGTACGGGTTTAGCTCGTAAGGTACTGCGTAGTAAGGTATGCGTGTAGGCTTGAATGGGTTAAGCACAAGACGTAGTACTTTGCCGTTACAGATCCAAGCATTTACGTTTACTTGCTCTGTATCCTTTAGCTCCTTAGGAATAGGAACACCATTAGCTTCTAGTATTTCTGTATCAACGTAGCCCCAGAACTCTAGTACCTCATAACGCTCAGGAGATGCAGTGTTAGTAGCATCATCCTCCATGTCCTGCTCCCAATACTTCTTGTCGTAAGACTCACCCATACGGATGGCGTCATCTATAGACTCCTCACGAAAGAAAGGACGGGACTTAAGGCCACGCATCTGTGAGCGTGTCATGCGGTGGCGTTCAACTACGTACTCAGCCTCATCCATGTTGTATGCATCAGGGTCAGGGTAGAAGTTCCATATAGATACGTGACTAGTAGACGGTACAGTTTTAATTAGTGGGTCATACTCACCTGACTCTTCATCCCAATTAGGATACTCTTTGTCTACGGCAAAAGGGCCTTTCATAATACCTGTACCAAATAGAGACATCTCAAAGGATGTGTGACGTAGTTGCTTATTAGCACCACTCTCTTCTAGTTGGTCATGTATCTTCTTCTCCATCTTCTTAGCTGCAATCATAGCTGGATGAAACGTAACAGTAGTATCCGTAGTTCCTGGACCTTCTATAATTTTATCACCTAAAGACTCTAATCTATCTTTAAGTGGGCCTAGTTTCTCCATGCGGTCAAACATAGTTTCACCAGGTTTTAACTTCTCATTAGGATCAAACAAGAAAGAGATGTTAGGCCAGAATCAAATGCTTTAGATAGTGGCTCTTTACCTGCTTCAGCATTAGGGTCAAGACTAATGTGTACAGAATCAGATACACCATCAGGTAGAACAGTAGGATTTACAGTAAGAGGAAACTTATTGTTACCAAATAGTACATCATTGATCTGACCNTAGGCTGCTAGTGTTTTAGTTTTAGTTACCTTAACAAAGACACGAGACTTCTCNGTTTCAGTGAATTGTACGTCTGANCCATACAGACCCCTGTAGTTACGGTAAGCACGTAGCCAACGAAGCTCATCTGTTTGTCTTGCATCCTCTGCACGTTTAAACCTAGAATGAATGTAATCTACTACACTACCTGCATTAAGTTCATCACCTTCTTGAATAACAGATACATCATCTGTCTCAAATAGCTCTGTCTGCTCGTTTTCGTTTTTTGCCATTCTTAATATCCAAACGTTGAATCAGCAGCTTGAAAACCGCTTCGTTGTGTTGAAGGATCAAAATCCCATAAAGAACTTCTTGGTCTAGTCATTATACCATATCTTATTGCATCATACAAGTGGTCTTCTGCGTGTGTGTCTACATCCTCAAAGTTTTTCTTATCTAGAGGTATGCTAGGTAGTTGAGCCACAGTATTGGTGCAAGTAGAAAAGAAAACGAGTCTTGGTTCCTCAGTAAACTCATCTACTTGCAAACGGCGGTGAAGCTCATTTTTACCTGCAACCCGTGAGCCTCGTGATCTATCAGATGGACGCCAACGGCAACCCTTCTGATTCATCTGCTCAGCCAAGGACGGGCCGCTGTCTCCTCGCTTATGCCACAGGGAGCTATCTAACACGCCGTATCTTATTGCACCATCATTACTTTCGGCCTCTAGTATTAGATCAGCTAGATCCGTAGCTGTAACTTTAGAGCAATATAACTCTCTGTATACAATAAGCTGCTCACTAGGTGACACAGCAAACCAGACAACGCCTGTATAACTTCCATAACCGTAGTCGCAGGCCCTAAACTTTGTCCACCCTGAAGGTATGTCATAGGGGTCTACAACGTGTATTTGTCTATTAAACTCAGGAAAAGCTGCTCCTTCGTTTACATCCCAATTACCTTCTAACAACTGTTTACGTTGATGCTCAGGTAGTGATAAAAGCATTGCCTCGTAGTCACCACTCTCAGAGAGGTATGGGTTATCAAAAAGACTAGCAGGTATAAACTTACGCTTGAACAGGGGCGTTCCAGCTTTGCTATGCCCTGATGGGTATTTTAGTACCTCGCTAGTCTCAATGTCCGTTGCCCAGAATGCTGTATTAGGAGCCGCTGGGTCAATGAACATCTTCTTAACCCAAGAGTGTCCATTTCCACCTGGGTTTGTAGTTGCTCTCATGTAAAGCCCTAAGTCCTTGTTTGCACTACGTAATCTTGAGCGCATATAATTCCAAGCGAATGGGGTGGCCCACTGAGTTAGCTCGTCAAAGGCTACATAGTTAAAAGCCTGTCCTTGGTAGCGCATAACGTCTGTGTCTCTGTCTAGGTATGACATCCACAGTGTACCGCCTCTAGGTGTAGTCCACTGGCTCTTACGCTCAGACCACTTAATTCCAGGAATAGCTTTAGGGTATAACTCTTGACTCTTCTGTATTAGTTCTCTTAGTTCCTCTGTTGTGTGTCTAACTAGCAGTCCACTAAAGTCTGAACTGTTTAAGTTGCGTAATGGGTCAGCTAGTGTCGCATAGCTCTTGCCACCTCCAGCAGCCCCTCCATATAGTACTTCACGTTCTCCTGATGCTAGATACTGTGTCTGTGGGCCTGGATTAGGTTTAAACACTATGTTTTGTGCATTAGGTACATCATATTCTGCAGCCTTAGGTGCGGCTGGTATCTTCATAGGAGCTACTGCTTCCTTCACTGGAGTAGTAACCGACTCTTTCCGTTTCAAGGATTTCGATCTCACGTAACGCTTTTTGGAGCCTATCGGCAAACTTGCGTTTAATTGTAGTAAGTCTTTTTCGCTTTCTTTCAACGTCTACTCTTTTCTTTAAGCCATCGTGTGTTATACTTCTGCCTGATTGTGTAGTTAACCACGCAGACACTTGCCTGTAACTATAACTCTTTAAGTGCTTCTTTGCAAGCTCTAATAGCTCTAGTTCCTTAGAAATAGGGTTTAGCCAATCTTCGTTCTCTGGATCTATTTCATATCCAAAGGGTACGTATCTACTAGTTCTAGGTATTCTCTCCCAAAGCTTAACCTTAAAAGGTGCTTCAGGTAACATCCAGTACTCAAACTTTAAAGGTCTAGCAGGTCTACTTGGTTTCTGCATCGTCACTATTCTTGGGTGGAAGTATAAACAAACCACCTACTGACTCAACTGCAACCCTTTCAGTTTTAACAATACCAGCACGATCTAATATCTGTCCTGCTGCTACCATCTTCTCTTTTATACCTAGCTGGGTAGGATCGTCAAGAGCACTGGCATAAGCAACAGCAGCCCTTGGACCCACCCTAGACATATATTCTTTAGTCGCATCAAATATCTCATCCTTTAATGAAGCTACAATAGTTGTAGTAGACGAACCTTCGCTGTATCCTGCTAACTTCTTAGCTAACACAACATCTCCTGCAGCCTCTTCAAATAGTACATCTAGAAACTTTTGTTGGTTTTCTGTAAGAGTACGTGCCATTACTTAATCTTCCTGTAAGGTTTTACTTTTTTAGCAACTTTTTTTGGTTGAGCCACATGCTGCTTACCCGAAGCAGTGCCTTTCCGCTTGGATCGTGTTGTAGCGGCATACTCAGAAGAACTAAGAGAATTAATAGCTTTCTTGGGGAGATAGCGTTCACCCGTAGCTTTAGGGCCTTGAGTAGAGGGTTTACCACTTTTAGTACCCCACTTCTGCTTGCCCCAAGCCTTTAAGCTCTTCTGAGATTTTTTTAGTGTCATTAGCTGTTGTAGCCTGTAGGACTAGCTTTTTTAATACCCGTATTCAGAGTGCCAGTACTTTTAACCATACCACCCATATTATACGTCATTACCTTGCCGCCCATTGCGTAGCCCTTCTTCTTCATGGCTCCACCCTTAGCCATAGTCTTCTTCTTCATGTTACCACCTTTAGCCATTGAAGGCTTCTTGGGGTCCATAGGCATTTGTGGCTGTTG